CATTGCCCGTGAGCTGAGACAAAGGGAAAGGTACAACAGGATAGATTCCTATGATCCTTACCCTTACCAAAGTGCCTTCCACAAAACAGGAAGTGAAGCCAATCAAAGATTATTGATGGCTGCTAACCGCATAGGAAAATCCTACTGCGGTGCTGCGGAATTATCCTATCACTTAACCGGACTTTATCCTTCGTGGTGGTCCGGGAGAAGATACCGCCAACCCATCATAGCCTGGGCTGGTGGAGTCTCTAATGAAACGACAAGAGACATAGTTCAATTTGAGTTACTTGGAAGCCCTGATGACCCGGACGCCTTTGGCTCGGGTGCGATTCCGAAAAATCTAATAATAAAGACGGAAAGAAAACCAGGGATACCGAACGCGAAGAGCGTTGCCCTAATTAAGCACGTGTCGGGCGGTAACTCTTCTTTATTCTTTAAGGCCTATGAGATGGGCCAGGAGAAGTGGCAGGGGAGATCAGTCGATTGTATATGGCTGGACGAGGAACCCCCTAGAGATATTTATAGTCAAGCTGTCACTAGAACTCTCGACCGTAGGGGTATGGTTTATATGACCTTCACCCCTGAGAACGGCATGACAGAGACCGTAGCGTCCTTTGTCAACAGCCTCAAGCCTGGACAGTCCCTCAACAACGCAACCTGGGACGATGCCACTGAAGAGGTCAGGAGCGTCCTGCACGGAGACAGAGGGCACCTGAACGAAGAGGTCATGGAGCAGATTATGAATACGTATGCTCCTCACGAAAGAGAGATGAGGAGATACGGACGTCCCTCAATTGGTTCAGGATTGGTCTTCCCAGTTTCAGAAGAGAAACTCATAGTCGATCCTCTTACTTTAGAGAAGCACTGGCCACGTATCTGCGGAATAGACTTCGGTTATGACCACCCCACGGCAGTTGTGTGGATGGCCTGGGATAGAGATGAGGATGTTATTTATGTGTATGACTGTTACAGGCAGGCTAAGGCCCCACCAGCAGTCCATGCCACGGCGATAAAGACCAGACCGGCCTTTGTGCCCATTATCTGGCCCCATGACGGCTACAGGAAGGATTCCATGGGGAATCCAGGGTTGGCAGAGCAATACAGGAGTCTTGGCTGTAACTTACTCCCATTCCACTTTGAAAACCCCCCAGCTCTAGGGGAGAAGAAAGGGGGTAATTCTATAGAGGTAGGGATCATGGACCTCCTTCAAAGAATGGAGGACGGGAAATTCAAGGTGTTCTCAACATTATCGGAGTGGTGGATGGAATTCAGGATGTACCACAGAAAAGAGGGGAAGATCGTTCCCCTACATGATGACTTGATGTCTGCGACCCGATACGCAGGGATGTCCCTTAGATTTGCAGTCTCAGGAGAAGACCCTACCTGGAACAATGACATCGAATACAAGAACTACGGGATAGTCTGATGGCTGTTGTAGACGGGGTTCCTTTTCAAAACCTGTCGATGCGTCCTTCTCGGACATGGTGGCAAAGGAGTACAGATCCTTTATTAAATGTTCCTTCCGCTGCAGAGAGGCACCGCAAGGAAGGTGCAGAGGCCTTCTTTGCTGGGTTACGACCTAAAGAGCTACCAGAGGGTGCGACAAGACCTCCTCTACACTTTACAAACATAGAGAGTCCTTGGGGAGCTGTGGGAGGTGGCCTCCAATGGGCGATGTCTCCTTTTGCTGGAGCTTTTGAATCCTTGTGGGATAAGCCTGCTTCAGGAGTTCTTCAGGCAGAGGCAGGAGTTCCGAAGAAGTACGCAGACCCTATCGCCAGCCTCAGCGGTCTTGCACTGCCTGTAGTGGGGTTTGGTGGTATAGCAGCCAAAGCAGCCAACCTAGACAAAGTCTTAGACCCGAGACTATGGAAGGGGTTTACCGGGAAACAGAGAACAAAGGTAGGCGCTTCTGGACAGATAGCAGGAGGGGAACCTGTATTTGTCAGGCTTAATCTGAATGTTGCACCAAAAGAGGGCGCAAGCACCAAAACTGACCATATGCTCACCTTCCACGGCACAAAAAAGAGTGGGGGTCCAGAGTATTCAAGCGCAATCGCATACGACCAGGGCGCAGCCCTAAAGAACGTATCCTTTCACATTGACCAACCCTCAAGGATAGCCATTGCTGGCAGGGAGCAAACTAAAACCCCCATAGCCTCTGTTGGTGGACAGTTCCGTTCCGTCAGTTACAAGACGATGGAAAGGGAGATGAAGAACGCCGATGCAGTAGCGACCTTCAACCCGGCTAAAGGAAACTTCTTTGTTGATGTAAAGACCAACGCCCCAATTAAGTCTGCTGACAAGGCTGTTCTCGTAGGAGACAAGGTCTACCTCAAAGGGAACGTCAAACACCATGAGCGTTCTCTGTTAACGCCTGCTGAAGAAAGCGGAATCATCAAGACAGACTTCCCGATAAATTGGAAGGCGGAAACACAGCAGTACATAAATAACGCAAAAATTATCCGTCCAGGTGAGGAACTCTGGCCCATATCGGAAACCGGTTACGGCGTACCTAGAGGACCACAATACCCCCTAGAGAGGGAATACTATAAAAAAGAGTTAGATATAAAAGCAGCCGAGGAGAAGTGGGACAAACTCATCACCCCTGCAAACATACAGAAAACTATACAGCACGTAGATAGAGGTTTATCTAAGGGTGGTTTTGAGTGGTATGACCTTGAACCATTGCGCTACAGGATGATAGAGGAATTAGGACCAAAGATAGGTAACCAGAGGTTTTTGGAATACGTCCAAATGATAGCAGCCACAAGTCCAGGCTCAATGGTTCCTTCCAATATAAAAAGGGCCTCTTACTTTTATCACCTTTTGAACAACCCAAAAGCCACTAGCCCTCAACAGGCATTGAAACTATGGGCGGAAGGACAACCTCCGGGATATGGTCATAGGTACGACAAGGGGACGCATCAACCACTCCTAAGAACAACTTTTGAACATCCCTACAACCAAGGTCTTTTCACTACAGACGCTGCTATGAACCAACCTAAAGCAAGCAGCTTCGCTCATAACATTAGCGGAAACCTAATGCCTGGGACTGTAGACATGCACATCAATCGTATGATGACTGCTGGAATTGAACAAGGGTCCCCTCAAAAACTTGTTTACGCTTATCCTGAAAAAGTCCTAAAGGACATCGCAGAGAAGAAGGGACTCACGACAGCCCAAACACAGGCTGCAGGTTGGATTGATTACATGAAAGGGGAAAGTCGTCCCCTTCTCATCTTGTTTGACGAGGCTATAAGGAAAACTGCTACCAAACGAGGAAAAACCCCGGACCAGATACTAAAAGACTGGATCAACGGCGAAGTGCCCCTGGCCTCTGTACTGCCTATGGGAGCCACTCAACTCGGCACAGATCTTGCCGATGACATCTTTGGAGAAAAGTTAATTGGCTGAATACGAAAAGAAACGGAGATTCTCCGGTGAAAAGCTAACGGAAGACGATCTCGTAGCAAGGATTCGAGAAGAATTAACTGATTCTCTTGGTTACGGTGGCGACATGCTCTCTATTCAAAGAGAGAAGGCCATGGACTACTACTATGGGTTGCCTTTTGGTAACGAAGTAGAGGGAAGAAGTCAGTTCGTAGACTCCACTGTGGCCGATACCATCGAGTGGATCAAACCCTCGTTAATGAGGGTGTTTGCGTCCGGTGATGAGATGGTCAAGTTCAACCCCCAAACACCTGAAGACTATGAGATGGCTGAACAGGCCACCGATTATGTCAATTATGTCTTTGGCAGGCTAAACAATGGCTGGGAAATTCTATATTCCTGGTTTACTGATGCACTTCTATCAAAGAACGGCATTGTGAAGGTCTGGTGGGATGAGTCAGAGGAGTGGAACCGGGAAGAATACATAGGACTCTCTGATGTTGAACTGGAAGCCCTAGTAGTTAAAGAAGAAGTCGAGGTCATAGAACACACAGCTTACGATGACCAGGCTGCCCCCTACCACGACGTAGTCATCACCCGAAGAAATAAGGCAGGCCAAGTCAGAATAGAAAACGTCCCACCGGATGAGTTTCTAATCTCCCGAGAATCCAAAACTATTCAAGAGGCAAGGTTTGTCTGTCACAGAGTAAGGAAGACCCTTTCCCAGTTAAGGGAAATGGGCTACGACGTAGACGCTGATGACCTTTCACAAGGCTCAGAGGATTACCCACTCTTCAGTGAAGAGATGAGAGCAAGGTATGAGTTTGACGACTCCTTTACCTTTGGCATGGATGGCGCCCTGATGTCAGGGGACGGCACCCTACGCGAATACTGGCTCTATGAATCCTTTTTAAGAACTGACTACGATGGTGACGGCATCGCTGAATTAAGAAAGGTCTGTACCGTTGGAAGCACCGTCCTAGCCAACGAAGAAATAGACCGTACCCCCTTTGTTTCACTGACCCCCATAAAAATACCCCACAAGTTCTTTGGGTTGTCCGTTGCTGACTTAGTAGAAGATCTTCAACTCATAAAATCTACGTTGATGCGAAATCTCATGGACAACATGTACAACCAGAACTTCGGTAGGTATGCGGTTTTAGAGGGTCAAGCAAATCTTGATGACCTCTTAACACAGAGACCGGGTGGTGTGGTCCGGGTTAAAAGCCCGAACGCAATCATGCCCCTGGCTACACCTCCACTTGAACCCTACTCGTTCCAGATGCTGGAGTACATCGACTCCATACGCGAATCAAGAGCCGGTGTAACCCGTTACTCATCAGGCTTGAACGACAACGCTCTCCAATCCCACACCACTGCTACCGCAGTGAATCAGGTGATGACTGCTGCCCAGTCAAGAGTAGAACTCATCGCACGTAACTTCGCAGAGACCGGCGTAAAGGATTTAATGAGGGTCATCTACGAACTGTTGCAAAAAAACCACGACTACAAAACTGTTGTCCTGTTAAGGGATAAGTGGGTAGAGGTAAGACCGGACGCCTGGAGAGACAAGGCAGACTGCACAGTGTCTGTGGCTTTAGGTCATGGCAACAGAGACCAGCAGGCCATGCACCTCTCCCAGATGATCCAGTTCGCGTCCCAGGCCATGGCTGGGGGACTCTCCATAGTCACAGAGAGAAACCTCTACAACATGGGCGCAGCTCTGGTAAAGAACATGGGCTTTATGAACGTGGAGGACTTCCTCACTGAACCACCCCCACAGGAAGGCCCGAGCGCAAAAGAACAAATGGCTCAGGCAGAGATGCAGATCAAACAACAGGAGCTTGAGATCAAGGCTGCTGATGTAGAAGTGAAGAAACAGAAGGTTCAACTGGAGGCCCAGAAAGCTGCAGTACAGGCGCAGCTAGACGTTGCTGAGTTAGAGATGGAACAGCAGCAACAGAGAGCTGTCGCTATTGGCAACACGTAATGCCTAAAAAACTTGAGGACTGTGTTCGCAAGGTAAAAGCGAAAAACAAGAACTCCAAGAAGAAGGCAAACGCCTGGGCAGTTTGTGTAAAGAGCACTGGACTAAAACCACACAAAAGGAAACGATGAAACTAAACGGACAAAGAGAGGCGGAAGCAAAACGCCTACTCACAGACAATCTGTTCATAGAGGCCTTTCAAACTCTAAGAACAGACCTGACTGGACGCTGGAATACTTCAGCCGTCCAAGACGTAGAGGCCAGAGAATCAATCTGGCTTGCACTGAGACTGCTTGACAGGATTGAACTCCATATAGCGTCTATTGTTGAAACAGGCGAAATGGAAAAGATCATGGAGAAGCAACACCCATACATTTAAGGAGAACCCGTGGATACGCGACCAGCCCCACTAGAAGAAACCGAAGGTACAGTTCGGGAAGCGGAAAACGCACTCATAGGCCTACTGAATCCTGAAAAGGAAGAACCAGAAGCCAAAGAAGAGGCAAAACCTACCGAGGAAGAAGAGTCTACAGAGGAAACTACAGACGAAGATCCAGAGGAGGAATCTGAGGAAGAAGAATCCGAAGAGGGGGAAGAACCCGAAGAAGACGAAGAGGATGTTCTATACGCTGTCAAAGTTGATGGCGAAGAAATAGAAATACCCCTCGACGAACTTATGAAGGGATATTCCCGTCAGAGTAGCTATACTCGAAAATCACAGAAACTTGCAGAACAACAAAAAGAGTTTGAGACCGCTAAACAAAACATGGTCTCTGAATACACTCAGATTCAGCAAGAAAGAACGCAGTATGTTCAAGCACTTCAAAACCTAGCGGAAACACAAATGGGTGCTCTCGGACAGTGGTCCAACATAGATTGGGAAACCATGAAGAGAGATGATCCAATTGAGTTTTCTGTCAAAAGGGAAGAGTACAGAGAAGCCCAGGATAATTTCAAAAGGGTTCAGGAAGAGCAGGTACGTGTACAGCAGCTTGCTTCTGATGATTACCAGAAGCAACACCAGGAACTCGTCCAGAAGGAATATCAGTCATTAGTCAATGAACTGCCTGAATGGGGAGAACCTGAAAAACAAAAAAAGTTAGCTGTGGACTTAAAGACCTACGCTACTAACCAGGGATTTTCTGGAGAAGAAGTAGACGCTCTCGTAGACCACCGTGTGATGTTGATGCTTCGTAAGGCTTGGCTTTACGACCAACTTCAAACAACAGACGTCAAGGGTAAGAAGTTAAAAAACAAACCCCGTGTGGTTCGTACTGGAACCGGTAGAGACAAAGGTAGAGAAAAAAAGCAAAAGCATTCTACAAAAATGGACAAGCTCCGAAAATCAGGTCATGTCGATGACGCCATGGCTGTATTAGAGGGGCTAGTGACAAACCTCTAAAGGGAGATATAAAAATGGCAATTGCCGAAAACACATCACTGACCTTTTCCTCGGTAAAGATCCGAGAGGAAGTGTCTGATGTGATTTACAACATCGCCCCAATGGATACACCCTTTCTTAGTGGCTGTAGCAAAACCAGTGTTGATAATGTCTACTTTCAATGGCAGACAGATACTATCGGCGCAGGTGCAGCTAACCGCAAGATTGAAGGCGATGACAACATCGCTGCCAATGCCAGGGTACTTCCGACGTTGTTGGGAAATCGCACCCAGATAAGTCAGTACGTCAATCAAACGTCAGGCACCGATCAGGTCATGGATTATGCAGGTCATGGCCGTCACCAAGCCTACCAAATCGCTAAAAACGGAAAGCGCATGAAGAGAGACATGGAATTCATGTTGACCAACAATGTTGCTCAAGTAGCAGGCGATGCAACCACAGCAAGAATTAGCGCTGGTATTCCATCTTGGTTAAGTTCTAACTTTACTGATGGTGGAACCGGAGGCGGTTCTGCTGGTAGTTCAGGCACAACCGCAATGACGAATTCCGGCGGTAGAGCTGCTATTTCGGAAGATCTTATCAAAGCTGTTATCAAGCAGTGTTATGACTCTGGGGGAAGCCCAGATCTGATCCTGTGTCCGTCTAACGTTAAGCAGGCTATCTCAGGCCTTTCATCTAATGCTGGTCCTGGTTATCCGTTACGGGTTGCTGCGTCTACGTCCGGTCAATCGACCGCTGTAAATGCAGTGGACGTATACGTCAGCGATTTTGGAACTTTCAGAATCGTGCCAGATCGAAACCTTGCTACGGATGGTCCAGGCGATAATGCTGGTAATGTTTTCTTCTTAGATATGGATTATTGGAGTGTTGCATGGCTCCGTCCTTTCCAGACTGTTGATCTAGCGAAAACGGGAGACTCAATCAAACAGCTCCTGTTGGCTGAATTCGGTCTGATTT